CAGCAGGCCAGCCCCCACCATCGACAGGCCCAGGGTCGCCCAGGCCATCCAGCACAGGGCCCGGGTCATGCTGCCACCTCCGCACGGTAGCCGTAGGGCTCGCCATCGATCCCCCACCGATGGTCACAGGCCACGCAACGGTACTCCGTGCCTCCGTTGCTCTCGGTCTCCTGGCTGGAGCACTCCGGGCATTCCCGGCCCGATGCGACAGCCGCGCTATGGGCCCGCTCCCACCGGCACCCGTACACAGACGGGTAGAACAACACGCCATCGACCTCGATGCGGCCCGTGCTGCCACCGTGCCGGGGTGGAATGCCACCCGTCACCACGCCCCAGGCTCCACGGTGGCTCCGCACCTCCTGCCCTTCCTCAACGGGCTCGCCGGCCCGGTTGACCAGTTCCCACCGGCCAAGGTTGTTGGTTTCTTGCATCTTTCGGTCCTTCCATCGCTTGTTGAGGTGTCTCCATTGTCAATAAATAAATCGTGAAATCGAATAGGGGAAACCCCTAGACTTTTTTTCACATTGTGAAATCTGGAGGTCAAAGACACACGATTCACAAAAGTTCACAAGTTGAGTGTGAATCGGAAAATGGGAGTCGGTAATGACATAAGTTATTGATTTATATAGATATTTCTCTCTCTCTCTCTTCTCTCTCCCCTACAAGTTCACAAGTTCACCCATACCCATACCCTTTTGCTTCCCTACTTGCTGCCGCCCAGCCCAGGCGGGTGGGTGGGTATACCCCCGTGAAATCGTGTGAATCGTGAACCGGGGCCGGAAAAGCCTTGTGCGACAAGCACTTAGGCAGGGTTGGCCAGTTCACACGGTTTTGTGAACTGTGAATCGGGCACGGTCTGGTTGAATCAACCAGAACCCGGATTCATGCACCAACGTGGGGCGATCGTCGGTCGGGCTTGCTTCGGGGTGCCGTCGAGCGTGGCTTGACTTCGGCTGGGCCCGTTGAGGTAGACTCGCGGCACGCAACAAGCCCCGAGGAACATGCAGCAGATCGAGACACGCGAGCAGGCACGGGTGGTCCGGTGGTCGCATCTGGCCCAGGTTCGAGCCATCGCGCCTGCCCTGGCTTGGTTGCACCACTCGCCCAACGGTGGCCTTCGCTCCGGCTTCACGGGCGCACAAATGAAGGCCTTGGGCACCAAGGCGGGATTCCCGGACTTGATCCTGCCCGTCGCCTCGCCGCCCCTGGCGATCGAAATGAAGACGGACACGGGCCGCACCAGCCCAGAACAGGATGGCTGGATCGACGCACTCACCCAGGCCGGGTGGACGACTGCCGTGTGCCGCAGCGCCGCCCAGGCTCGGGAAGTGCTCTGCCACCATCTCGGCCTGGACCCGGACACAGCGCCCCCGCTGCCCTGACCATGGTTGGCATCCGCGCCCGCTCCAGGTCGGCCCAGGCTGGCCGCACCACCAACCGACAGCGGGTGTTGTCCGTTGTCACCGATGCCCAGGCCAGCATGACAGGCCACGAGATCGCCACCCGAGCCGGATTGACCTACCGACAGACCATCGACGCACTGAACGACTTGTTGAACCAGGGACGCATCGCCCGCACAGGACGCAAGTTCTCGGCCCGCTGGGCCGCTCTCGCACCCCTCGACGACCCATCGGCCGCGCTCCAGGTGGCCATCTTCAACATGTCCAGGCCACGGAGGCACCCATGAACGCACCCACGAATGCACCCAACGGCCCCTCGATCCTCGCCCAGGCTGCCCACATCGTCGATTCAGACCGTGAACGCACCTACGGAGACCCCGGACGCAACCTGCGAACGATCGCCAACCTCTGGGATTCGTGGCTCTTGGCCCGTGGATGGTCCGGTCCAGGCCTCAACACCGACGACGTAGCAATGATGATGGTCCTCCTCAAGGTCGCCAGACTCGCCCTCAACCCCCTGCACCACGACTCCCAGGTGGACGCAGCCGGCTACCTCCGGCTCCTGCAGCGCACACAGCAGGCCGCGGCGGCCGTGGCGCCTGGGCTCGACGGCCCCACCCCCGGGGGGCAGGGCCCCGCGACGGGGGGCGGGGGGTGATTTTTTTAGCCCATCCCACCGGCCGCGCAATTTTCCAACTTTTACCCTAAAAAATATGATCGAACTTTTAGGCGGTGGAATCCTGGGCTCACTTCTCGGTGGAGCATTTCGCCTTGCTCCCGAAGTCCTCAAATTCTTCGACAGAAAAAACGAGCGCCAGCATGAACTCAAGATGTTCGAGCAGCAGTGTGCTCTTGAGGCTCAGCGCGGCGCGCAGAGGTTCCAGGAGATCGGCGCCCAGCACGGCATGGCTGTCGATGTCGGAGTGCTTGACGCATTCAAGTCGGCAATCGACCAGCAGACCGAGATGGTCAAAGCGGCTGGTGGCTGGGTGGCCTCCCTGGCCGCATCGGTCAGGCCCATCGTCACGTACTGGATCCTCGGCCTCTGGTCGTTCATCCATGTCTGGTTCGCGTGGAATGCATGGCTGGCTGGCGATACGGCGAGCGAGGTGTTCAAGACCATGATGACCGCCGACTTCGCGGCCCTGGTGGCCGGCACGCTGAACTACTGGTTCCTTGACCGGACTCTGAAGCAGCGGGGCCTCGCGTGAACCTCGCCGTAGCGGTCGCTCTGTGCAAGCACTTCGAGGGCCTGCACCGGTTGGGTAAGGATGGGTTGATCTACCCGTACCTGTGCCCAGCCAACGTCTGGACGATTGGCTACGGCTCGACCTACTACGAAGACGGACGGCGCGTGTCGCCAGACGACCAGCCCATTACCCGGGAGCGCGCCGAGCAACTGCTGCTGTGGGAACTGACCAAGGTGTCGGCGCCTGCCGTTATCCGGCTGGTGCCTGAGTTGTTTGCCTGGAGCGTGCGCAACGGCGTGTGGCGAGCTTTCTGCGCCATCGTGGACTTCACCTTCAACCTGGGTTCCGGCCGGCTCCAGACCTCCACGCTGCGGCGCAAGCTGCGGGCCCTGGACTGGGAAGGATCCAAGGAGCAGTTGCGGCTGTGGGTGCGCGGCGGCGGCCGGGTGCTGCCCGGGCTGGTCAAGCGGCGGGACGCCGAGTGCGCGCTGTTCGACTGACTCTGAACGACCACATGATTCGATACGCACCAATCGCTCCCACGGCCAAGCAGGAAAAACTCGCTGCCAAGGCCGCGGCGCGCACCAACCACGGCAACATCACCGCCGAGCAGGAAGCCTACTGCCGCGGCAGGGCCATGGGCATGAGTCCTGCCGAGGCCGTCGCTGCGGCGGGGCTGAAGTACAAGGAAGAAACCTGCAGGAAGTGGGAGTACAACAACGATCACGTCAAGGCGCGCATCGCCGAACTGTCGGAGATCGCCACCAAGAACGCCATCATCAAGACGGGGCTCGACCGCGAATGGGTCATCACCAAGCTGATGACCGTTGTCGATCGCTGTATGCAGGAAGAGCAAGTCCTCGACAAGAAAGGCAAACCAACTGGCGAATACAAGTTCGACGCGGCAGGGGCCAACGCGGCATTGAAGATGCTCGGCGACACCATGGGCCTGTTCAAGCCAGCCGAAAAGAAGCCTGGGGATGAGTATGAAGAACTTTCCGACGACGACATTGCCCGAATCGCTGGCGAACTTGCCGCCCAAGTTGGTCTACTTGCGCCTTCTTCAGGAAATGAAGCGTCGGCAGGAGAAGAACAAGTTATCACGCTATCAGCCCTACCAGAAGCAGACGTTCTTTCACAACGCTGGAGCGCAGTACCGGGAGAGGCTGTTTCGAGCGGGAAACCAGTTGGGCAAGACCTGGAGCAGCGCCTACGAGGTGGCCTACCACCTGACGGGGAAGTACCCGGACTGGTGGAAGGGCAAGATGTGGTCTCGTGGGGTGACGGGCTGGGCGCTGGGCGAGTCGATGGAATCGACCCGGGACACGATGCAGCGCCTCATCATGGGCCGGCCTGGGGAGTGGGGGACCGGGACAATTCCGGCCGACCTGATCCTGGACGTGAAGAGGGCGCAGGGGATCGCGGACTCGCTTGACTGCGTCTTCGTCAAGCACATTTCCAAGGGCGTCAGCCGCCTGTACTTCAAGTCCTACGAGAAGGGTCGCTCCAAGCTGCAGGGCGAGACCCTGGACTTCGCGGCTCTGGACGAAGAACCGCCGCTGGACATCTACACCGAGGTGCTGACCCGCACCAACGCCACCCGCGGCATCGTCTGGATCACCTTCACCCCGCTGCTGGGCATGAGCGAGGTGGTCCGACGCTTCCTGCAGGAGTCCAGCCCCGATCGCATCGACATCAACATGACGATCGACGACGTGGGCCACTACACGGCCGAGGACAAGGCCCGCATCATCGCTGGCTACCCGGCGCACGAGCGCGAAGCGCGGGCCAAGGGTATCCCCATCCTGGGTTCGGGGCGGGTGTTTCCCATCGCCGAGGCCGAGATTACCGTCGAGCCTTTCATCATCCCAGACCACTGGCCGCGAATCGTGGGCATCGACTTTGGCATCGACCACCCGAGCGCGGGGGCATGGCTGGCCTGGGACCGCGACACCGACACCATCTACATCTACGACACCTACCGCGTCTCCAACGAGACGCCCGTGGAAATCGTGCCTCGCATCACTCAACGAGGTCCGTGGATACCGGTGTCGTGGCCGGCCGACGGCCTGCAGCGCAGCAAGGGCGACGGCATCCAGTTGGCCGAGCAGTACCGCAACAACGGCGCGAACATGCTGCACGAGTTCGCGCAGTTGCCCGAGACCGGCGACGAGGAAGGCAAGAAGATGAGCCGCACCAGCGTCGAGGCTGGCGTCATGGCCATGTTCGAGGACATGAAAAAGGGCAAGTTCAAGGTCTTCTCCAACCTCAATGACTGGTTTTCCGAGTTCCGCATCTACCACCGCAAGGACGGCCAGATCGTCAAGCTCCAGGACGACATTCTCAGCGCCACCCGCTACGCTTACGTGATGCGCAGATACGCCCAAATTGTCCCCGACCCAGGCAAACTCGTGCTCAACCCAAGACGTGACTACGACTGGCGAGCCGGTTGACACCCTACCGGAGCGCGAACTGAGGGCCAAATTGCCACTGGATGGCCAAAATGTGACGCAAGACCCCCTTTCTGGACCCATTTCATGCCCATTGGCGACATCCAGTTGACCGGCGCGGCCATTGAGGGCCCCGTACAAGTCGATGAGCGCCCCAGCGGCGACATTGTGATCGGCGAGCGTCCCACCGACGGCGCTCAGACCCCCGAAGACCTCGAAAATGGCGCCCTTCCGAGGGCCCAGGTCGAGCAATTCCTGATGGAAATTCGCCACCAGCCCAACTGGCGGCGCGAAGCGGACAAGGCGGCCGACTACTACGACGGCAACCAG